CCATCGCCGCGCTGGAAAGACGGTTGCCACGATTGCGGACCTGATCGACGCGCTGCTGAGGTGCGACAAGCCTAACCCGCGTGGAGCCTATGTCGCTCCTACGTTCGTTCAAGCCAAAGACGTTGCATGGGAATATGCCAAGCGGTTCTCTGGTGCCATTCCAGGTGTGACGTTCAATGAGAGCGAACTGCGGATTGATTATCCGAACGGAGCGCGGCTGAGGCTTTACGGAGCCGAGAATTATGACCGGATGCGCGGCTTGTATCTGGATTATCTGGTTCTGGACGAATACGCGGACATGAACCCGGCTGCGTGGCCGGAGGTGCTGCGCCCGGCGCTGGCGGACCGGAAAGGTCAGTGCGTCTTCATCGGGACACCGAAAGGTCGCAACGCATTCTATGAGATATGCGAACACGCCAAAGGCTCGCCAGATTGGTTCTATGACCGGATGAGGGCAAGCGAGACGGGCATCGTTGACGCGGACGAGCTGGCAGACGCTCGCGCTACGATGACCAAAGAGCAATACGCCACGGAGTTCGAGTGCAGCTTCGATAGCGCGGTGGTCGGGTCTTACTACGGTGGCGAGATTGAGCAGGCTTATGAAGAGCGCCGCGTTGGCAATGTGCCTCATGATCCTGCCCTACCCGTTACGACGTATTGGGACTTGGGGCTTGATGACGCGACGGCTGTTTGGTTCGTCCAGACGCTAGGCAAGGAAATACGGGTCATTGAGGCGCAAGAGTGGACGCAGACGCCACTAACCCAGATTGCCAGCGAGGTGGCCGGTCGGCCCTACACCTACGCCGATCATGTCTTTCCTCATGACGTGCGGGTCCGAGAGATGACCACGGGCCGGAGCCGTGAGGAGGTCATGCGCAACATTTTGGGCAGGCTGTCGATTGCGCCCATGCTGGATATTGAGGACGGCATCAACGCGCTGCGGACACTGTTCACGCGGTTATGGTTTGATCAGACGAAATGCGCGGGCCTGGTCGAGGCGCTTAAGAACTACCGAAAGAAGTGGGACGATAAGCGCAAGGTGTTTGAAAACCGGCCTTACCACGACTGGTCAAGCCACTTGGCGGATGCGGGTCGGATGCTCGCTGTTAGCTATCGTGAGGTGGTGCAGCAGGACCGTGACCGATACAGCAAAAAGCGTTCTGGCCGGTCGAGTTGGGCTGCGTGACTTTGGCGAAATGTTGCGTTACCCTAGATGAAACGTGCGCGAGGACGGCATGAACCGCGAGATTTTGGCCATTGCCATTGCCCGGCTAGAGGCTGCGGGGAACGTATTGGCCGCAAGGATGCTGAGAGGTCTGCTGAATGGTTGATGTTGTGAAGCGCAAGCCGGGCCGTCCGGCCAAGCCGCGTCCCGTTGAATCTGTGGAGGCTCATGTTGACCCGATCAATGAAGTCGAGAGCGGTGCGGACGGCGATGCGGACGATGGTGACGCGGAGAGTGTGGCCGTCGTCTTCGGGGATGCTGTCGGACTTGATAGCGATGGGGTGGCTGAGGCTGACCCCCTTTCCCCGCGAGAAATAGAGGAAGCCAAGAATGTTCCGGCTTTACCTGATATTGGCGCATCGCTGCAAAAGCCTGAGCCGGTGCCGGTGCTGACACCTAAGCAAGTGGTCGCTCTTGATCTGGACTTTGACGGTGAGGCGGGCGGTTCGCGTCCGGTCGCCGGTCTGAGCGAGTTGCAGCGTGATGCGTTCGCCCATGATGCGATTGACGCATATGAGGGGCAAATCGAGGTCAAGCGCGTGGACGGGTTTAACCGCGTCTGGACGTTCCGCCATGAGATTGTGAAGAGCCAGGATCATATGCTGGTCGAGTGCCGCCGTGGCCCGACCGTGGCTCAACGGCTGATTTCGTCTGCGCTGTTCACCAAGGGGCAAGCGATGGTGGCGATTGAGAGTGCGGATGCGGAGACTTCCCGTTGACCGTCAAAGCCAGCCAGATTGCAGCCGGACTGAAAGCCAAGGGCTACGCGGTCCAATGGGCGCAAGAGACGCCTGATCAAATCGTGGTGTCGATTGATTTCATCCAGAACCCAGAACTGCCGTGGCTTCGCGCGTTTCATCTGGACGCGGCGGGGTCGGACGTGGGGACGTTCGTGGCTGAGATTGAGGCGTGGAAAGAGGATGTGCGAAAGCATCTGTCCTTTGGCGTCGCCTCGCCCGTCGTGCAGCAGGTCATTGCCCATTACGGCATCAAGCGGACTAAACAGGCCATAAAGGCGATTGAGCATGTCTGACGAAGGCCCGAACTTTGAAGGTCCGGACGACCTGCTGGCCAAGCTGACGGATTCGGTCGAGTACGACACCGTGTCCGGGTGTTGGCTTTGGGCTGGCACTGTTAGCAAAGGCGGATACGGCAGCGTTCGTCGGAGCGGCAAGTCGTGGCTTGCGCACCGCTTGGCATGGGCAGCGGTCAACGGCCCGATCACAAACGGCCTTCATGTCTGCCACCGCTGCGATACGCCCGCTTGCATCAATCCCGCCCATCTCTTCCTCGGGACGGCTAAGGACAACATGGCGGACCGCAAGGCCAAGGGTCGGTGCGCGTCTCATGTTGGCGCGCTCAACGGACGTGCGCGGCTGAATGAGGACGCGGTTCGGGCTATCCGTTGCAGCGACTTGCCGTTTACGGAGTTGGCGCGGCAATATGGCGTTACGCCTGAGGCGGTAGGGTATGCCGCTCGCGGCCAGACTTGGGGACACGTTACATGACCGACAACGAGGGTCCGCAGTTTGACGGCGATTCCGACAAACTTCTGGCAAAGCTAGAGGGGTGGCGGAGGGACGCTGATCAGCATTGGAGCACGTGGAAACAAGAGGCTAGGGAAGATTTTGACTTTGTGGCCGGTCGCCAATGGGCGCAGGAAGCCATTGCGGAGATGGAGGAACAGAACCGCATTCCGGTGACGTTCAACCGCGTTGAGCCGACGATTGACGCCGTGTCTGGCGCTGAAATCATGGGCCGTCAGGAGGTGACTTATCTGCCTCGCACGGTGAATGACACCGGCGTTACGGACGTGCTGTCGCAAGGCGCTCAATGGCTGCGCCAATCGTGCGACGCTGAGGATGAGGAATCGGAATCGTGCCGGGATACGCTGATCTGCGGCATTGGCGCGACTGAAACCCGCGTTAGCTACGATGAAGAACCGGACGGGCAAATCATCATTGAGCGGTGCGACCCGCTACAGTTCTCGGTCGATCCGTCGTCTCGCAAGGCCAACTTTGCCGATGCGCGGTATGTCGTCCGTGAAATCCCCATGTCGAGGGAGCAAGCGGAGGAAGAGTTCGGCGATCTGGACTTTGACCTTGTGGATTCGACCACGCAGCGCCAGCCGACTGTCGTTGACCCACAAGTCCGTTACAAGAACGGTGAGAGCGACCAAGGCAACCCGAACGAGGTCCAGGTTTGCGAGTATCAGTGGTTTGACACTTACCATGTGAACCGCATTCAGAACCCGATGACGGGTGAAGAGGCTGAGGTTGACGATGAAACGCTAGAAGCCGCGATGGCGGAAATGCCCGGCGTTGAGCTTAACCCCGTCCGGCAGAAGCGTCGTCGGTATTGGAAAGCGTTTGTGGTGGCCGGTGAGGTTCACGACAAGACGGAGATTGAGGCGGGTAAGTTCACCTATACGTTCATCACCGGCAAGCGTGACCGAAACAAGGGGACGTATTACGGCCTTGTCCGACCGATGAAAGACCCGCAACGGTTCGCTAACAAGTTCTTTTCGTCCATGCTGGAACAGTTCATCAAGGGCGCTAAAGGCGGCGTGATGGCTGAGGAAGGCGCGGTTGCGGACCAGCGCCAATTCGAGAACAGTTGGGCACAGACGGACGCGATTACATGGGTGCCGAACGGCTCGCTTAGCCAGAACCGCATTCAGGAGAAGCCTAATCAGCCAATCAGCCCGGCGCTTCCCCCGATGCTGGAGTTTTCCGTCGCGTCGATCCGCGACGTTACGGGCGTGAACCTAGAGCTTCTGGGCATGGCGGACCGGCAGCAGCCGGGAGTGCTGGAGCATCAGCGCAAACAGGCGGCTTACGGCATTCTGTCCGCGTTCTTTAACGCGTTCAGGCGGTATCGGAAGATACAAGGCCGACTGATGCTCAAGATGATGCAACTGTATCTCCCGCCTGACCAGCTTGTGCGGATTGTGGGGGATGATGGTGAGGCCAAATACGTCCCGCTCGCGCTGTCGCAAGAGGTGCAGGAGTATGACGTGGTGGTTGATGAGGCTCCGTCGTCTCCGAACCAGAAAGAGCGCGTGTTCGCTATCCTCACGCAGTTCCAAGGGATGTTCGGAGAGGCGTCGCCAGAGATTATTGCGGAGATTGTCCGCTATAGCCCGCTGCCTGCCGCGCTGAGCGAGAAGATTGTGAAGAGCCTGATGACCCCTCCCCCGCCCGACCCTGCGGCTGAAAAGGCTGCTGCGCTCGGCATGGCCCAGATGGAGCAATCCGTCCGCAAGACGGCGAGCGAGGCGACGAAGAACGAGGCTCAGGCGCAACAGAGCGACGCTGAGGCGGCGAGAGACTTGACGGAGGCCATGCGGAACGATGCAGAGGCTTCCCTGATGCAAACCGTGACCAATCTTTCAGGAGGGATGAACCCCAATGTCTGACGTTTCCTACGAAGAGCAAAGCGACGACGGTTTTGAGGCGGAGATGGACGAAGCCCGTCAGGCTCAAGAGCAAGACGATGCCGGAGGCGATGAAGGCGAGGCAGATGATGCGCCCGCTGAAAAGCCTGCCGTCTCCAAGGACGTGGAGAAGCTTGAGCGCGTAGCCGCTGACAAGTCTCGCATGGCCCATGCGGAGCGTCGCCAACGCCAGGCTGCTGAGGCTCGTGCGGAGGCGCTTGAGGCGCGGCTGGCGGCTCTTGAAGGCCGTGGCCGTGGCAATGATGACGTTGACCTGTCGGCCATTCCCGATGTGGAAACGGACCCTATCGGCAACATTGAGGCCCTGCGGAAGATTGCGCTCAAACTGACGCAGCGCGAGCAAGAGACACAACGGGCGACGCAGGCCCAGACCGCACAACAGCGCCAGTTCCAGCAAATCAATGCGCGGATGCAGGAGTATGAGGCGGATTTCATCGAGACAAACCCCGATTACAACGATGCAGCCAAGCATTTCCGTGAGGCCCGCATTTTGGAGCTTCAAGAGCAGGGTTATGACGGCGATGAACTGACTGCGGCCCTGACTACCGAACTGGTCGGGCTTGTGGCGCGGTCGCTTCAATCCGGCAAAGACCCTGCGGAAGTCGTTTACAAACTGGCAAAAAATCGCGGCTTTAGCGGCGTTGCGGGAAAGTCTAACCCGGCACAGGTTGACAAACTTGGAAAAAGGTTGGAAACGATTGACCGAGGCCAGAAGGCTTCACGCTCCCTCAGCGGAATGAGCGGCAAGATGGGCGACGGTGAGTTGTCTGCGGAGTCGGTCACGAGGCTTGAAGGGGCGGCGTTCGATGCGGCGTTTGCCAAGTTGCGTTCGCAGCAGCGTCGGGCGGGATAGTCGGGCGGTTCACGGGACGAACCAAACCCACGGCGGGTGAGGATGCCGTTCGGATGTTGGCACGGTAGCCCAACGCGAGAACGACCCCTCATTCACTGTGGAGGCCCAAATGGCCCTGACTTCATACGGCGTGAACGCTCCCGAGGCTGTAAAGCTTTGGTCCAAGGCGCTGATGCGCGAAGCCCTCAAGGCAACGTGGATCGGCAAGTTCATTGGTGACAGCTCTGACAGCCTGATCCAGCAAAAAGACGATTTCAAAAAGTCGGCGGGCGACCGTCTGACCATGACCCTGCGGATGCAGTTGACCGGCGATGGTGTGCTGGGCGACGGCACTCTTGAGGGCAACGAAGAGCGTCTGACCACTTACACCGACAACCTGCTGATTGATCAGCTTCGCCACGCGGTTCGTTCCGCTGGCAAGATGACTGAGCAACGCATTCCTTGGAGCATCCGCGAGGAAGCCAAGGACGGGCTGGTTGATTGGTGGGCCGGTCGCATGGACACCGCCTTCTTCAACCAACTGTGCGGCTACACCGTGCAGACCGACCTTCGCTATACCGGCAACAACGCCGTTCTGGCTCCGACCACGGTTATTCGCCCGAACGCTCGCGCCAACGACCAATCGCTGACCACTGGCGACGAGTTCACCCTGCAACTGATCGATGCGGCTGTCGCCGCTGCAAAACTGGCCACTCCGGTTATTCGTCCGCTCAAGATGAACGGCGAGGATCGGTACGTGATGTTCCTGCATACCAACCAGGTCACGCAACTGCGGACCAACACTTCGGCTGGTCAGTGGCTTGACATCCAGAAGGCGGCAACGACCGGCGACGGTTCGCGCAGCAACCCGATCTTCACGGGCGCCCTGGGCATGTATAACGGCGTCATCCTGCATGAATCGACCCGCATCACTCCGGGGGTCAACTCGTCCACGGGTGCGTCGGTCGCCAACACCCGCCGTGCCGTTCTGGCTGGCGCTCAAGCCGTTGTTCTCGGCTTTGGCGGTGGTCAGGATTACGGTTCGTGGGACTGGAACGAAGAACTGTTCGACTACGGCAACCAACTGGGTGTCGAGGCGGGCTGCATCTTCGGCCTGAAAGCGGTTCGCTACAACTCTGCTGATTTCTCGAAAATCGGCGTTCACACCTATACCGCTTAAGGAGTGGGATAATGGCTGTTACCGCACGTCAAAACGCTACGCAGGAAATCCACTACATCCGCGCCAATGTCGCCTTTAACTCGGTGGCATCTGGCACGTCGGTGTCGCTGGGCGCTGCGCTTCCTGCCGGTGCCGTGGTGCTTTTCACCTCGGTTGGCATTCAAACCGTCTTCAACGCTGGCACCACCAACGTTCTCATTGTCGGCACTGGTTCCGATGATGACGCGCTGGTTGCTGCTGGTGGTGCAGATGAAACCGCTGTCGGTGTTACCAACGTGGTTCCTGCCACGCTCGGCGGCATCATGTCGGCTTCGGCTGACACCGAACTGTTCTGGAAATACACCCAGAGCGGCACGGCTGCGACCACGGGTGCCGCCACGATTGTCGTGGCTTACGTCCCGAACGCCTAAGGAAAAGGAGCGGGTGTAAAAGCCCGCTCCGACCCCTGAATGGCAACCCTCGCTGACCTCAAAGCCCGCATCATTGCTGAGACGAACCGCGATGATCTGGCAGACGACCTAGCAACCGCGCTTGATGAGGTAATCTCTCGCGCGATTGAGTTTTATGCGGTTCAGCGGTTCACGTTCAACGAATATCGCCAGACCGCAACGACGGTGGCAAACAATCAATATGTGACGCTCCCGTCCGGCATACGGATGATTGACTATCTGTCCGTCACGGTCGGGTCCAATGCCTATCCGCTTCGCCCGCAGGCATGGCAGGTGATTGAGGAGTGGAACGGCTACGCGACCACGAGCGGCCAACCTACGGACTATTCGGTGCAGACGGGCCAGGTTCGTCTCTACCCCGTGCCAAATACGGCCTATCCGCTGACCTTCCTCGGTGTTGCAGACGTGACGCCCGCGCTTGACTATAGCGACGACACGTCAACGAACGCATGGCTGACGGACGGTTATGACCTCCTTGCCGCTCGCGTTCGCTATCTGCTGTATCGGGATTATTTCCGTGATGCGGAAGGCGCTAATATTGCGCTCGGTGCAGAGCAAGAGGCATTGGCGGACCTCCGCAATAGCGTGGCGCAACTCCTTGGCACCGGAAGGATGCGAGGGTCATGGTAGCGCCTAACGCCATCCTGATTGAGCCGGAATCGCCTTTGTGGTGGAAACGGGCCGCGTTGCAGATTCAGCAACTGTTCGTGCTGTCGCGTCGTCCCTTGCAGCTTACCGGATACACGACTGCCAACCTGCCAGACCCGGCACAATGGAAATCGTGCCTTGTTTATGACCTGACCACGAACGGTGTGAAGGTTTCCAACGGAGCGACGTGGAATGCCCTCTAGTCCAACGCCACTCTTGAACATTGAGCAGCAGGCGGCGGGTGAAAACCTCAACGTCTGGGGCGATCCGAACTTGAACTCCGCGCTGCAACGGCTGACGGAGGCTATTGCCGCAACTACGGCCATTTCGTCGTATCCGATCACGCTGACCTCTACCAACTACGTCGCCAACCAAGCGCGGAGCATGATGCTGTCGTGTTCGGGTGCTGGCGGGACGGTGACGGTGCCGGGGCAATCAAAGCTCTACATCGTCCGCAACGCATCGAGCGGAAACGTCGTCATCACGGCGGGTGCTACGGGTGCAACGGTGGCTGCTGGTGATACGGTGCCGGTGATCTGCGACGGCACGGACTGCCGGATTGCGGCTCGGACGGACTTTCAGAACAGTGTGCTTAAGAACGTCGCCAACGGCTCCAATGCGCTGGATGCGGTCAATAAGCAGCAAATCGACGCGGTTCTAGCAGCGGCACAAGCCTATACGGACGCAACGGCATTTGCGTCGGCTTCGCTGCCAGGTCAGGCGGGTGAGGCGGGTAAGTTCCTGCAAACCAACGGCACGTCAACGCTCTGGGCTACGGTATTCCCGTCGTTTTCAGGGACAACGGACTACACGCTGACCAGTGATGGTTCTGCGGCGGTATGGTCTTCACCGGCCACGATGCGAACCAAACTGTCCCTTGGTGGTGCGGCGCTGCTGAATGTCGGCACGACTGCGGGAACGGTCGCTGCGGGTAATGATTCGCGCATCGTCAATGCGGCTCAACTGTCCGGCGCGGTGTTTACGGGCGCGGTGTCTGGCCCGTCTGGCGTCTTTACGGCTTTGTCGGGCGCTCTGACGGGCAACGCATCGACTGCAACCGCATTGGCCACGGCGAGGGACTTGAGCCTTACCGGCGACGTGACGGGCACCCTGAGCGGCTTTAACGGAACGTCCAACGTATCGGGGGCTATGACGCTTTCGGCTTCTGCCGTTCGTCTGGTGGCCTTGCCTGCCGGTTCCATTATCCAGTTTGCGGCTTCTTCGCCTCCCTCTGGCTATCTGGTTTGCGATGGTTCGGAGGTTTCTCGGGTGACCTATGCCGCGCTGTTCGCAGCGGTTGGGACCGTCTGGGGTGTCGGTGACGGTTCGACGACCTTTAATCTGCCGGACCTTCGCGGCGAGTTCATCCGTGGCTGGGATAACGGGCGAGGTATCGACCCCGCTCGCACCTTTGCGAGTTCGCAAGCGGATGAACTAGAGGCCCACGTTCACTCGGTTAGCCCGCCATCGTGTTCGTCGGACGGTGGTTCCGGCTTGACGGTTTCGGGATCGACCGGTTCGGAAACCATCACGGCTTATGACACGGGACTTACCGGAGGCACTGAGACGCGGCCTCGTAACGTCGCCGTCGTGTTCCTGATCAAAACCTGATGCGCGTTCCCCTTGTCATTGGCGCGGGCCTTAATCGAGACGACACGGTTTTCAGTGTCGGTTCTGGCGCGTGGGCAGACGTTGACAAGGTGCGTTTCTGGCGTGGCAAGCCCCAAGTCATCGGGGGGTGGGAGCGGTTTAGCGGCGACACCCTTCTCGCGCCCTGCCGTGGCATCTATTCCTACACGGACAACACCGGAAACCTTGTCGTCGGCTACGGCTCGGCCTTGGGGCTAGAGGTGTCGTATGGCGGCGGTCTCTACGACATCACGCCAACATCGTTCGTGGCGGGTGCCGTCGATGGAACGGGTGGCCAAGGCTATGGCACCGGCACCTATTCAACGGGCGAATATTCCGAACCGTCAACGGTCGATTATTTCCCGATGACGTGGAGCCTGTCTAGCTACGGCGCAGACATGATTGCGAACCCGCGCGGCCAGACGATTTACATTTGGCCGTTGGATACGGGAGCGGCGGCAATCGAACTTACCAATGCGCCGGATGAGGTGACTTACACGCTTGTCGTGCCTCAACGGCAGGTGATGGCGTTCGGATGCAATGAGGAATCGTCCGGTGATTTTAACCCGCTGTGCATCCGGTTCTCCGACATTGAGGCTCCGACCGTCTGGACAACCACGGCAACGAACAACGCTGGCGAGGTCATTCTTGAAGGCGGTGGCCGGATTGTTGGCGCTCGCCTGATTGGTGATCTGGTCTATGTCTGGACGGATTCCAACCTTTTCCGTGGGCAGTTTGTCGGAAGCCCAGACCAGACGTGGCGGTTTGACCGAGTCGGAGAGCATTGCGGGCTGATCGGGCCGAATGCGGCGGTTGTCGTCTCGCAAGTGGCCTATTGGATGAGCACGGAAGCTCAGTTCTATCAGTGCGCCTTGGGCGGTGCGCCTCAACTGATTCCTAGCCCTATCCAAGCGGACGTGAAGGCCACGCTTTCGTCTGTGCAGCAGGATAAGGTTTACGCCTCAAGCTGTGCTGAGTTTGGCGAGGTCCGGTGGGATTACCCTGATACAAGCGGCGAGGACGTGCCGGGCATCGATCTGCTGGCAGATAGCGTCGAAACCATTGACGATGGCACCGGCTCAACCTTGCTGGTTACGGCGGATGTGGTGAACGGCTCGGAAAACAACCGCTATGTTGCGGCGTGTACGCTGGACGGTTCGTGGTCGCGCGGCAACCTATCGCGCACGGCCATGATCGACGCCGGGCCGGGGGCTTACCCTATCGGCACCGATTCCAACGGACGTATCTATCTCCACGAACGCGGGCAATCGGCGGACGGCAACGTGCTGTCGTGGAGCATGGAGACGGCTGATCAGTACATTGGCGACGCATCGCAGATGCTTATGCTGAAAGGCGTTTGGCCAGACTTTGAGGGTCAGGTCGGGCCAGTCAATCTCACCATCGTGACGCGGAAATATCCGCAGGCAAATGAGGTTGAACACGGACCGTATGTTCTAACGCCGGGCCGATCTAAGAAAGATTTTCGCGCGACAGGACGGGTTGCGCGCATTAAACTATCCGCGAGCAGCAGTCCGTCGTTTGTTCGTGTCGGCAAGCCTGAGTTTGAGGCGGAAGGAACGGGTTTCCAATGAGCGGTTTGAACGAAGAGCTTGAGGCGATGGGCGTTGAGGCAACCTTGACGCTGGTTCCCGACGCGCCCTCGCCTGAAATGGCGCAGTTTGAGCGGTGCAAGGCATGGCTTGAGGCTGGCCTAGAGCATAGCCCGCTGACGATGGTTGACGTGCTTCGCGCGGTTCAACGGGGCGCGATGTTCTGGCCCGGCAAGACGTGCGCGATGGTGACTGAGATTGCGCCGTTCGGAGAGGGTAAGGCTATTTCGGTGCTGACGGCAGGCGGCGACATGGCAGAGCTTCGGCAAATGGCGCTCGGTGTCGAGGCGTTCGGGCGGCTGAATGGTTGCTCTTGCGCTTTGATCGAAGGCCGCAAGGGATGGGAACGGGCCATGAAAGACGACGGCTACAAGTTCCAATCCGTCACGCTCGTAAAGGACTTGTAAGATGTCCAGCAAATCCACGAAACAAACGACCAACCAGACCGTCACGCCGACTAACCCGCAATGGGTAACGGATGCCCTGCAAGGCTATAGCCAACGGGTGCAGCAGTTTGGTCAGAAAGACCCGACGACGCTAGTCGCGCCGTCGTCTGATTTGCAAAACAAGGCGTTTTCGGCGGCTGCCGGAATGTCAGGCTCTCCGCTGTTTGGTGAGGCGGCTGGCATTGCACGTGGGGCAGTCAATAGCGGCTCTCCGCAGGACTTCATGTCGCCCTACACTGAGCAAGTGGTCGATACGACGCTGCAAGGTTATGACCAGGACGCAGGCCGTCAACGCGCGGCCCTAGCGGCTCGCGGTGCGGCTAACAAGGGTTTCGGCGGCTCACGCTTTGGCGTCGCTGAGGGGCTGCTTGGCGGGCAACTGGCGCAAGGCCGTGCGGGTGCGGAGGCCCAGCTTAGGGACCAAGCCTATAACACCGGCATGGGTTATTACGGCGACGCGCAAGGCCGGAACTTGCAAGCGGGTGGTCTGCTGTCGAATATCGGCTCGGCTGAGGATGCAAACACGCGCTCTAACGTCGGCTTGATGGCGGGCCTTGGCGAGACGCAGCGAGGCATCGACGCGGACTATCGCACGGCTGATCTGTCGATGTTGCAGGCGCTCGGTGCTTTGAACTCGCAAAACCAGTTCGGCCTGTTCCAAGGGTCTAACACCAAAGGCATGACGGTTGAAAAGAAAGAGCCGTCCAAGTCGGAACAAGCGGGTCAGGCGATTGAGATTGCCGCGTCGCTTGCAAAACTGTTCTCCGACCGTCGCCTTAAGCGCAACATTGTTCCGCTTGGCCAAGGATGGTACGCATATAACTACCTTTGGAGCGACGATGTGGAGGTGGGCGTCATGGCTGATGAGCAACCGCAAGCCGCTTCGGTCGGGCCGGGCGGGTTCCTCGTTGTCGATTATGGGGCGCTGTGATGGGCCTGCTTTCTGACGCTATTGCTCGCCTTCAAAAGAGCCGTGCAGGCGGTACGGGCTTCCCTGTGCCGGTTGATGCGGGTAGCGCCCTCATGCCCAAGCCTGAGCCGGTTGAGCAAGGCGGATTGATGGGCTTCATGCGTCAAGCGCAACAGCCGGGTGGCTTTGTTGAGCGGCTTGGCGATTTCGGCGCGACTTTGCAGGACATTGATAACGGCGGAAACCGTCTGGCGCAGCGCGAGGAAGCGCGGAACGGCACGGCGGAAGAGCAAGAGGCCGCACGGCAACGTGAGCAGGTCAATATGCTGGCCAAGTCGTTGAACTTGTCGCCACAAGACCAACTGTTTTTCAACGTGAACCCGGAAGGATTTATGACGGCTTACGGGCGTCGTCAGGATGCGGCTGCGGAACGTGAGGCGGAAGCGAATGACGTTGAATACCTGAATACGGCTCGCGGCGTTTATCGCACTGGACCTAACCCCGGCTGGCAAGAGCAGTTTGAGCCGGAGCGGGATAGCCCCGGTGATGGCCTTCGCTGGACGGAAGATGGCGGCGTTGAGCCGATTCCTGGTTGGCTGGAATATCAAGGCCGCTTGGCTGCGGCTCGCCGTGCGCCTCCGCGTCCTCGCGCTCCTGCCCGTCCAAGTTCACGCGGCAATAGCCCCGCGCCCGCTCGCGCACCTTGGGAAAGGACTTGGTAATGCCCGGACCTACAGCTGGACAAGTTGTTGACGGCTATCGCTTTCGGGGTGGCGATCCAAACAATCGCGCGTCTTGGGAGCCGGTTGCGGGCGGGGCGCAATCTGGCCCAGCAGCAGCGGGATTCACCGATTTGGGGGGTGGCTGGTATCGAGGCCCGAACGGCGGCTCGTATCAAGTTGGTAGAGGCGGTGCGATGGTGGAGCGAGCAGCGCCAGCCGCAAACACGGGGGCATCAACAAGCCCTTTGGTGGGGGCAGACGCTCGCGCGCGGTTTATGATTGGACTTGGCCCGATGACTGAGGCGCAAGTGAACCTTAGTCGCGCTGAAACCGCGTCCGGCCGACGAATTAATCCGTTCAACCGGGATTGGGGCGCTCGTTTAGCGGAGGCTATTCCTTTTGATAGTGGGTCGGTGGCCAGAATGATCGGTGGCCAAGACTATCAAGAGTATGAGCAGGCCGCACGGTCTTACGAAGCGTCGATTATGCCTATCCTTTCCGGGGCAGCGGTTACGCCGCAAGAGGCGCAGCGCCTAGCGCGAGCGGACTTGCCTCAGTTGGGGGATACTCCGGACATTTTGGAGCTAAAGTCGAGAAACCGCGCCATGCGTATAAACGCTGCGGCGGCTGGCGTGGGGCAAGAGGCACCGTTTCCCGACTTGAACGCTCCCGCTCGCCGCCGCGCATCCGCGTCCGAACAACAAGTGGCTTATTTTCGCTCTAACCCGGCAAACCCCCAAAGTCCTCGCGGAAGTCGGGAGCGACCGTTTGCGGAGATTGAGGGTATGAACTGGCGGAACCTGCCGCCGGGGTCCTTCTTTGTGGATCGGCAAGGCGTTTTGCGGACGGTTCCGGCGCAGCGAGAAGCGCAAGCGAGCCGACTCCGCAATCAATCCGGTCGCGGCAACGTCACTGTAAGGCGCGTTCAATGAGCGATCCGGTCTATGAAATCACGCTTGAGGATGGCCGCAAGATTCTGCTGGAAGAGCAGAACGAAACGCTTGCGCGTGAAGCCGCCCGCCGATGGGCTAGGCTCAATCCGCCCGATGGTGGCGAGGTCGGTATCTATGAAGTCACGGTCGGGGACCGGACGGTAAGGGTTCCGGCTGTCTCTGAAGCTGCGGCTATCGAGTTCACGCAAGCGTGGGGTCCGCAACAGCGGGCGCTTGAGGATGCGCGAGCGCGAGCAGCAACGACGCCGGGCCAAGTTCGGGCTATTACGGAAGGGTTCACGGCAAACCTTGTTCGTCCGCTAGACGCTGCTACGGCGGCGTTAGAAACGGGCGTAACCAACCTTGCAGGGGACATGGGCATTGGAGACGGTGCCGGTTATGGAATGTCGGATGCCTTCAACGCTGTCCGCGTGGCAGAGGGCGAGCGGTCGGAAGATTTCTTCAATGAAGAACCGGTCCAAAGCATTGGGCTGAATATTCTAGGCGGTTACGCAAATCCGTTGCTGCGGCGTTCTGGCGATTTTGTCGCAAGCGGTGCAGGGCGTGGGTTGCTGGCGTCGGAAGGGCTATTGCCAGCCGTAGGGCGTGGTTTAGGGGTTGGCGCGGGCATCGGTGGCGTTTCCGGGCTTGCAGCCTCTAACCCCGGCGATGAGGTTGGCGCAACCGTGCGCGGCGGCATCATTGGCGGCGCATTGGGTGGCGGCGTTCCTCTCGCATCGGGTGCTGCAACGGCTACCGCACGAGCGGTTGGCCTCGACCAACTCCCTGCCGTTATCAATCGCGCGACGGGCGGGCGCATTTCGGCACTTAACGGCGACGTTGACCGGAGGAACTTGCAGCGTCTCAGCGAGGCCATGCGGGCTGACAACATCTCGCCTGACCAAATCCGCACGGCCATGAACGATGCGATGCGGTATGGTATCAGCCCGAACTTGCTGGATATTGTGGGGCCGAACGCAACGCGGACGCGGATGCTGGTTGTCGGTGCGGCACAAGCCCCCGGACCTGGTATGACGGCAGGCACTCGCTATCGTGATGAGGTGGCTGGTTCCGTGCAGGATCAAGCCGTCGATCAAGCCTATCGCCTGACCCCCGGCGAGACGCGCTCGGCTATGCAATATCGTCAGGGCCTTGATGACACGTCGGAGGGCCTAGCCGCGACGGATTACGCGGGACCGTATGCAGAGCGCGTTCCGATTACAAACGAGATTGAACGGGCCTTGCAAGGCGTTCCGGGCGAGGTTGAGGCGGCGCGTCGGGCTTCGGCGTATCGGTTCCCTGAAAGGGCGGCAGAGATTGCCGATCTGGTGGACCCGAACACGGGGACGGTGGACATATCAGGCGGTGCGCTTGATCGTATCCAGCGCCGCCTTGGCACGGCAGGCCGCAACGCGCGTCGGAGCCTTGAAAACCCCGACAACGAAATGGGCGCAGACCTGTTTGCGCGCCAAGGCGCTATCAATGAGGCGCTTGAGGCAGTGCCGGGCCTTGCTCCCGCTCGTGCTACGTTCCGAGGCTATAACGTGGCCGGTGAAGGCGTCGATCTGGGGCAAGCTGGCATCCGTCAAAGCGCGGTCAGCGTTCGGCCTGCGGATTACATCGATCAGATGGGCGTCCTTGAGCGGCAAGCGGCGGAAGCGGCGGCTATTGCCAACCGGGCCATCCCTACGCCTCGCCAAGCCGCTCAAGTCGGGATGCGCGACCAAATCGTGCAGGACTTGGGTGGTATGGTTGAAGGCGGCGGTGTGCCTAGCCGGTATTTCAACACGAACGATTCCGCCAATGTTCGCCGCGTCATGGGCGCGACGTTTGACCAGCCCGTCGTTGATGATTTCCAAGGTGCGCTTGGGATGCTCAACGAGCGGATGCGGATTGCCAACTTTATGGACAGTTCGCGCGGCTCGCCTACGGCAGGACGCCTTAGCGCGGTGGATGCCATTGAAAACCAGCCCCGTTCCATCTCCGGCGTGGTTCTGAGCCTGATCGGCAAGATTCGTCGGGGAGCGACCCTTACCGATGCAGACCGGGAAGCCATCGTCCGTCTCGGCACGACCTTCGGCGCTACGCCTCCGACGCCCGCCACTCGCGGTGTGCCGGTCAGTGGTCGAATCGCGCCCATTCTGGCTGGACAGGGGGGATAAGCCATGTCGCAAACGCTTTGGACGAAAAATGCACGGTTGCCAGTATTGTGGCAAAAACCGCCAGCCAAACGATGTTTTTCAGCACTTTCATGTGCTAACCATAGCCCATTGAAGGGATAAAAACCATGTCTCGACTTCTTCCCCTCCCCGCGACAAACACGCAAGTGGATGAAACGGTTGTCGTGCTTAACGCTGACGGGTCGGTGGCCAACGTCGGCGGCGTGGTCGCGTCGGTCTATTCTGACCAGCAAGTCGTGACGGCTTCGGCGGTCGCGCTGACGGCGCAGGCGCTGGCGAACGGGCTGTGCATCAGAGCGAAAAGCACCAATGTCGGAAACGTTTTTGTTGGCGGTTCGACCGTCACGGCGACAGATGACGGCTCCGGCAACGGTTTTGCCGTGCCGCCCGGAGCGACCATCAGTCTGCCGGTGAGTAACGCGAGCGCCGTTTACATCATCGGCACGGCGGGTGACATCGTCTATGTGACGGGGAACTAGGATGCTGCCGGTTTTCACTCCCCCGTTTCGCGATCCGGCTAACTCCCGCGCATCTACGATCCTGGTTGATGAGTTCATGTTCGCCTCGACGGAAGCGGGCGAGATTGGTGAGCTTGGGTGGGGCTTCACCAGCGGAACTTGGAATCTTGTGAGTGCCGTGTCCAACCACCCCGGCATTTGTCGCCGGACCTCGACGGCTGTGATTGACGCAATCGCATCGTCCTACCCCGGTGGCGGGGGCACGGCTGTCAATATGCTGTTTGAGCAGTTGGACGAAATCAACTGGGTGGTGCGGGTGCCCACGACGATTGCCAACATGGACATCCGCATTGGTCTAGCCAACGACTTCACGGCTAACCCGCCAATCAATGGTGCGTATTTCGAGAAGCTGACGGCTGATACGAACTGGTTTGGCATCGGGCGCGTTTCCAACGTCGAGACACGGACTGATACCGGCGTGGCGGCAGCGGCTGACGCTTGGCTCAATCTCAAACTGCGCCGCGTGAGCGAGACTGTGCTTGGTTTCTCCGTCAATGGCGGGGCTGAGATTCAGGTTGCGGGCAATATGCCGGTGAACTCGACCTCTCTGCTGCCGGGATTCCACATCATCCCGAAGGCACTGAGCGCCAGATCGCTCGATGTCGATTTCTTCTCTATGACCCTCGCACCGCAGGTTAGGTAATGGCTGGAAAAACCTATCAGCAGCTTCCGCGTCGGTCTGGCGCTACGCTCGGCACGGACCTGTTTGCCACGGCGAGGGGGTCGGACCCGCTGGAAGTGGTCGATGGGGAAAATGTCCGCGATTATATGCAGTTGTTTGAGCAAAACAGTTCAGACGCTGTAGCGACTACGCTTGACGCCAAAATGCAGGCCGATGTTCCGTTGGACATTCGCCTCGACTTTGGCGCTGTCGGTGACGGCGAGACGGATGACGGTCCCGCGTTTCAGAAGGCGGTGGATTTCGGCAACGGTCGCCCGATCATCGTTCCGTCCGGCTACACCTTCGCAATCAAGACGACGGTTCACGTTGACGATGTGCCGCTGATTGATGAAGACCCGCAGCCTCCGGCAGTCCCTGGTGCGTTTGCTCCCGGCCTCTGGCTTGTCGGTGACGGCATGGCGCTTTCCGTCATTCGCCCGATGGTTCCGAATGGCTTTGCGTTTGACGTGGATGTGACTAATCCAGACCCCTACGCCTACCGGGCGCAGCAGGGCTTGCTGGTTGAGAACATCGCGTTTGTCGGCTCCGGCTCGGTGGCCAACTCCTCCGTGTTCAAGTTCCGCAACGTCTATCAGTCCAAGATTTCGCAGTGCCATATTCGCGGCATGACGGGATCGGCCATCGTCATGGTCAACGGGGACTATCCCGATGACGGCTGGAACATGATGGCGTTTGAAAGCCTCTGGATTGAAAGCTGCCAAGGGTGGGGCATTGACGCCACTGGCTCGGCCTCGCGTAATGAGGGCAGCTTCACCCACATGAAGCACGTCTTCATTCAGGGGTGCGGCAAGAACGAGTATTTCCACATCACGGGCATTAGCAATGCCAGCCCAGCGGTGGTGACGGTTTCGCCCCTGCAAATCCCGACTGTGACGCCGGTTCGCTCCGCTCATATCTTCGTGCCGGGCGACCGTGTGAAGCTGTGGGGCATTAACTCTACCGTGACGCTTGGCGCTGACCCGATTACGACGGTGGCCGGTTCGGCGGCGGTGACGATTACAGACACGGCGCACGGGTTTGTTGAGGGAGATAATATCTTCTTCGCAGGCGCTACGGCGGTCGGTGGCATTACGGTTGCAGGGGCGTACCAAGTCGCGGCGGTCCCGACTGCTAACAGCTTCATGATTCTGCATAGCTCTGCGGCGTCTGGTTCGGCCACGGGCGGCGGGGCTTCGGTCACGCTCCGCGCTCCTATGACCGGCCTGAATGAGCTTGATCGGTATGTTGGCCCGTCTCCGACCGCCACGACGTTCTCGCTGTATAAGGCGTCCGGCTCTGTCGTTTCGCTTGGCACTGACCCGCTGGCGACCACAAGCGGCTCTGCAACGGTCACGGTGACGGCAACGGCGCATGGCTTGAGCGTTGGCAATCTTGTGGTGTTTAGCGATGCCACGGAAGTCGGTGGGCTGACTATCGATAAGATGTATGCGGTGGTTGCCACCCCGACCGTCAATACGTTCACCATCACGGCGGCGAGCAACGCAACCAGCACGGCAACGGGTGGCGGTTCCAACATCCGGATGCAACTGGTTGTCGCGGTTGATAGCACGTCTTACGGGGCGCTCTACAATCCGCTTTCGCCGGTCACGATCAATAACAACCCGTTTTCGGTTACGAGCGGTTCAGCGCTTGTCACGGTTACGGACACGGCGTTCGGTGCAGACAGCACGGACACGGTGACGTTCTCCGGCGCTACGGCGGTCGGTGGAATCACCATTTCCGGTGAATACCGCATTACGAAACTGACTGACGACACCTATACCATCACGCATTCCGCAGCGGCTACTTCGACGGCCACGGGCGGCGGTGCGGCGGTTGAGGCGACGTATTACAAACAGAACGGCGTGAGCGTTCCGGAGGTCGGTTATTACGAGCCGCAGTCCGGTGGAATGCGCTGGAAAGGCCAGTTGGTCCATCAAGATCAATGCGGCTTCACCGTCAACCAGAACTGCGCGTTCTACGTCAAGGGGCAGTCCGGCCTTGGTATCGGCGTTCTGACCCATGCCGTAACGTGGGAAAACAACTATCGCCGCCACGTCTTTTGCACGGGCATCACCAACTGGCGCTCTGAGGTGTGTCAGTTCCACGGAAACCAGTCTTACAAGACGTGGGCCGGGGTCGATTTCGACGCGCAGGACTACACCGTGCGCGGCGTCCAATGGGTCAATACGAAAGTTCGCGCTAGGCTTGGCGAGGGTTTCGCGTTCCGGCTTGCGGGTGAGAATGCGGCGGGGAATAGCTGCCGTGTCCGCACGACGCTTTGGGATGATTTCGACTATACCGGACAGCGCCGCTTTATCGGTTGGCAGTTCGATCAGGTCGAGGACGATTGCACCCTCCGCAATGCCGGTGCGACGGCTGTAACCTACGGGCCTCCGTCTGGATATGCGACGGGCAACAAGACCATTCTGCGCCTGCGTGGGCCGGACAACTCGGTCCCTGGTGGCGTTGCATCGCGCACGGGCGAGTGGGTCGAATGGCGCATCCCTAACACGGGCGTTACCCTGCTTAACTCCTCGCTGGATGATGAAGGCGCGGCCATCACGGCGAACACGCTCTATAACATCTACCTCTACGACGACGACGGCACTCCCAAGATTGTTGCCTCAACCGTGGCCGAAACCATCGACACCACGCACGGCTACATGGTCAAAACCACCAATTCCTCCAAGCGGTGGATCGGGCGGATCAAGACGGAAAGTGCCTCGACGGACTTTATCCAGACCAGCACGCAGTTTCTGGTTCCGATGACGCAATCCGGCAGCCAATTGGGTGTTGGCGAGCATTTCTGGTGGGACCCGACTAACGGCGGGCGGTTCTGGCAAAAGTCCGGCACGTTGCCGACCACGACCAGCGGCGGGACCACGGCTCTGCGTCCGGCTCTTGAGTTCAACACGACGACGGACCTTGGCAGCATCGCAGCGGGCGCAAGCACGGAGTTCACCATTACGGCCACGGACGTTGCGACGCAGGATGCTGTTGTCGCGGTGTCGTCATCGGCCAATAATAGCCTTATGCTGACCGGGCGGGTGTCGTCGGCTGGCACGGTGACAGTTACCGCGTTCAATCCCACGGGTGGGGCAATCGACCCTGCCAATGCAACGTATCGCGCGTTCGTTATTCGGAGGTAAGCCATGACTGCTCAAGCCCACATCAACGCTATCGGCAAGGCCATTACAGAGCTTGAGGATGCGGCGAAGGATGCTCGCCAAGCGTCCAAGCGCGTGGTTCTGGCGACTAACGCTCTGCATGACGCGCTAGGCGCTGCGGAGGCTGCTTATATCGCCAGTGTCTCCAAGAGCGGCGGCAACGTGGTGGCCTTCTCCGGCGGCACAAACAAGCCTCCCGTCAATGACCCGAATGAGCCTGTGAAGCCATGATGTATTGGTATCTGGTCGCAATGATTGGCGTGTTTGCTCTGTCGTATTGGGCATACGCCTCTCGGCCTCGCAGATACGCTGACCTCATGGGGGTGAGTGCGCTGCTGTCCGTTGTGTTCGTGGTCAACAATCTGCTGGTTGAGCTTTACGGCTTTCCAGAGGTGATGTTGGCGGCTCCGATTCTCGATCTGGCTCTGTCGGTGATGATCTACCGGGCTTGGAAAGCAAACCCGCAGCCTTGGAAAATCTGCATGGTTTGCGCCTTGGTCGCCCAGCTTATGCTACACACGGTCGCCATTGCGATGTGGCGGCTTAACGAACTCACTCACGCAGGTCTTTACACTTATGTTGTGGCGGTCAACGGCTTCTTTATCGTCCAACTGCTCACCCTCGGAATTGTCGGGGCCGGTCATGGGTTGGATATTGTTCGCCAGTGGGTGTCTGATCGGAGGCGGGATGCTGCTGTCCCGTATGCTGGCCGATGAGCGAAAAGACCCTCCCCGTAGTGGCCAACGACGTAGCCCATCTGACGCGCCGCGTGGAGGCGGTGGAAACCAAACTCGACGCTGTTTTGAGGTCTAACATCTGGATTTACGGCGTGGCGGGCGGGGCCGGAGCGGTCTTGATGATTCTGCTTCCCAAGGTGTCCAAGATTCTGGGGCTGTCATGATTCC